AGAGCATACATCCAAGAAGCAACAGATGCCACAGTGGAAGAAGGTCAAACCATAATTGTTAACTCAGGTAGCAATGGACAAAAACAATGGTACTTCAATGGAACAATTTGGATTGAGTCACAACAAAAACAAACAGTAAATCAACCGCCGTTATTTGATGTGATAAATTCCGACGGTATAAGTTTTGGTGACAACTCAGTTTATCCAGGTACAACTTTTATTGGTAGTAAAATATTTTCGTACAAAATTGGAACTGGATCAGACGACTCTGTATTGGGTTTTCCTTTAAGTTATAAAAATTTAATAACACAAGGAGATATTCAATTTGAAAATAATTTTGACCTAGATACTTTTAACTATATTTTGAGCGCAGGTATTACAGATACTGTTGATGTCAATTCCGGCTTGATCCAGAAAAATTTAAGTAGAACAACCAGTACTCGACTAAACACCTGGGCTATCAATTCTAATTTTAGCAAGCAATATCAGATATTCAATTTCACATATGATGGAATTACAAATCTATTTCCAGTAGATATCTTGCCAAACATAAGTGTTGATATTCCAAATATAAAAGTAGTTATTAACAGTTTACCCGTGGCAAATGGACAATTTGGTATTACCAAGGTAATTGATAAACTGGCAATTCTAGTAGACCCAGGTCTTTTAACTACCGGGGATGTGGTTTTTGTTAGTATTTTCAACAGTACATCTACGTCAACACAAGGGTTCTATCAAGTTCCTGTAAACTTTGATATCAACAGTTTAAACACTGATCTAGAAACATTGACCCTGGGTCAAATGCGTAATCATCTAATAGAGTACAAAAACAACAGTCTTGACATCGTTGGCAATGTGCCAGGAAATAGCAATATTAGAGATATTAACTTTGTCAATCGCGCCGGAAGTATTCTGCAGCATAGTGCTCCTATCATTTACTCAGGATTGTTTTTAAATCATCCTACAATGAATTTTGTTGATTCGTTAAGATTGGCATCACGCGAGTATTCGCAGTTTAAAATTAAATTCTTAGAACTAGCTGCTAATTTAGAATTAGATAGAACCAATATTGCTGCATGTGTAGACATCATAATGTCGGTGTTGAACAACGTTAAAAATGATAATTTTCCTTACCACTACAGTGACATGATTCCGCATGGTGAGGATGATCGAATAGTTCTTCCTAGCTATACGGTATTTGATACAGACATCAGAGCATACGAAATAACTTCAATATTCCAAGATTCTGTTGTGAACAATAAAGCTGTTTTGATATATTTAACTAGACAATTAAATGGTATTGTGACCACAACGCTGTTAGTCAACGGGCAAGATTATTATTTTGATCAGACCAGACCGGCAGTAGTGATACAAGATTCTTTTAATCTACTTTACAACGATATAATCAGTGTTGTGGAATATAATAATACCGATGGCAGCTATGTTCCAGAAACCCCAACAAAATTGGGACTGTATCCCAAGTATGTTCCTAACATATTTGTTGATAACACTTATAGAACTCCAATACAGGTAATTCAAGGGCACGACGGTAGTTTGACACCAACATTTGGTGATTTCAGAGATGATGTTTTATTGGAACTGGAAAGAAGAATCTATAACAATATCAAAGTTAAGTATGATCCAGTTAACTTTAACATTAACGATTATGTTCCTGGTAAATGGAGACTGTTGGACTACACACACCAGGAGTTTAACCAACTGCTGAGTCGCAGCTTTCTCAATTGGGTAGGCACAAACAGAGTAGATTTTACTACCAACAATACTTTTAAAGCATCTGATGCATTTACCTGGAATTATAAAAAATTCAGAGATGTGATCAACGGAGAAACCCTACCAGGCACCTGGCGTAGTATCTTTAGATATTTCTTTGACACTGATCGACCACATACAAATCCCTGGGAGATGTTGGGGTTCAGTGAAAAACCAGCATACTGGGATGACAGATACGGTCCTGCACCGTACACTGGCGGCAATATTGTATTATGGAGCGATCTAGAATCTGGATACATCCATGCTGGTCCTCGCGCCGGAATTGATTTACGATACAGTAGACCTGGGTTAATTTCGGTTATTCCGGTTGACGACAGCGGAAATTTACGCAACCCATCAGAATTTTTAGTCACTGATTTTGACAGTGCAAATGCCAATACCAGCTTTGCAGTTGGCGATATTGGGCCAACTGAACTGGCCTGGAGAAGAAGTAGTGATTTTCCTTTTGCATTGCAGTATGCATTGGCCATTGGCAAGCCTGCTAGGTATTTTGGATTATTGGCAGATGTACAACGTTATAACAGAAGTACAACCACTAGTCAATTCGTGGATTCAGTCAATAACAAACATATTCAACCGAATATTCTACGAATAAACGGGTACATAAACACAGACGGAACGATAGAAAGAAGTGCCGGTTATTTAAATTGGATAAAAGATTATTTAAAAAATATTGGTATAACTGATGCTGGTACAGTGTTAAAAGAAAATTTAAGCAGAATCACGGTTCAATTGGCATACAAAATGGCCGGCTATTCGGATAAAAGATTTTTAGAATTGTTGGCCGAACAAGTTAGTCCTAGCAGCGTAAACGATAGTGTGGTCATCCCAGAAGAAAATTACAGTATAGAATTATACAAAGGCGCACCTTTAAGTAAAATAACTTATTCAGCAGTCATTGTAGAAAAAAGTGTCAATGGATACACAGTCAGTGGATATAATATCACTGATCCTTATTTCTACATTATCCCTAGTTTGCCTAACAATAATGCTTATACAGTCGAGGTTGATGGTCAACGAGGCACAATTTACAAAGATTTCAAATCACAGAGATTCACAATTCCGTATGGTTTTGAATTTAATTCAAAACAACAGGTAGTAGATTTTTTAGTCAGCTATCAACGTTATCTAATAGCTCAAGGATTTATTTTTGAAGATAGAGATAATTTGTTGAACGAAAATAAAGATTGGATACTAAGTGCCAAAGAATTTTTACATTGGACCAATCAAGGTTGGAAAATAGGTAACATACTGGTCTTGAGTCCAGTATCTACCACAATAAAAATATTCAATGAGGTTGCAGTAGTAGACGAAATCACAAACACTTCTAGTGGAAGTAGAGTGCTTGATATAAATTATCAACCCATTAGAAAAAATAATTTTACAATAGTTAGAGACAGTAATTTATTCACATTAAAGTCTTTGAACGAACAAACTGTGGGATTCGCAGAATTTAATTTGATACAATACGAGCATCTGTTGGTACTTGACAACACAACAGTATTTAAAGATGTAATATATGTGCCCGAAACAGGAAACAGACAATATAGACTAAAATTGGTAGGAGCAAAAACTGGATTTTGGAATGGTAGTTTGGAATTGCCAGGATATGTTTACAGCAGTGATTATATTGATGACTGGCAACCAGGGCAGGATTATTTAAAAGGCACAGTGGTTTCCAACAAGTTAAGATATTACGCTGCCATCGAGAACATATCTGCTGCCGATCAATTTCAAACTACTCTATGGAAACAACTTGGACAAAATGAATTAAAATCGGGAGTAATTAATAACTTTGCTACCAATGCAAGTCAATCATTGCAGTATTACGACATTAATTCTCAGCCACTTGACGAACAAATACAACTGTTTAGCAATGGTTTGATTGGTTTTAGACCTAGACAATATTTCACAAACTTGGGCATTGACATTGTCACTCAATCAAAATTCTATCAAGGATTGATCAAGCAAGGCGGTACTACCAATGCTATTTCTGCACTTAAAGGAGCACAATTTAACAACTTAAACACTGAGTTGAATTTTTTTGAAAATTGGGCTGTTAGAGTGGGCGAATATGGTGCAATTGACATAAATCAATTTTATGAATTTATTTTGCCTGATGCGGAATTTGACAATAATCCGGCTGTGTTTCAACTGACAGACGGCACAACAACAGCACAGATTGACATAAAAACATTTAACAGTGCCACTACATATAAAATCAGTGGTTCTTTTACTGCTAATTTTTTAAGAACAGAAACAATTGATCAACCAGCTGAACTAAAAACTTTACCGGTCGCTGGCTTTGTTAATCTTGATGATGTAGACAGCACAATATTTAATATTACAGATTATGCCAAATACTCCAATATAGTAAACAATATGGGAGAGGGTTATACTTTATGGACCGCTCGAGACTACAACAATCAATGGAATGTTTATAGAGCATCAAGCGTTCCGGGTCTAGCATTTATTTTACGGTACAATACTGATTCTCGTGCAGAATTGGTTATAAGCGCCGAACACGGACTAGAGGCAGGTGATCTTGTAGCATTGAAAAATTTTGACAACAGATACAACGGAATTTACCAAGTTGATTCCGTAATAGATACAACAAGATTCTTAATTACAATTTACAACAATTTGCAAGAGCTAATTGATGCCGAAGCAGTATTAGGTAACGGCATAGTTTATAAACTGACAAGCAGTAAATTATCTACTCCAACATCGATAACAGACAGTACTCCTGACAACGGCTGGATCTTTAATGACAAAATTTGGATTGAAAATTTAGACAATAAAGGAAATTGGGGAGTTTATACAAAAACAGATCCTTGGGGATACCAAGACAAAATACAACTGGGCGAGAGTCAGTACGCCGGCAATGACCATTTTGGAAGAGCCGTTGCGCTAGACAACACTGGATTGTATCTATACGGCGGCGCACCAGACAGTTTTAATGGTAGAGTAAGCATTTATGCGAGAAATTCCAGCAACGGTTGGGACAGTTACGGATCATTATCAGGCAATAACCCAGTGTTAGACAGTTTTGGTAAAGTGTTAGTAACTGCAACAGTGGGCAGCTCTAATTACCTTGCAGTGTCGGCGTCAGATTCAGGAAATGGCCAAGGTGTTGTTTATGTATTTGAAAATCAAGTCTTGATGCAAATTTTAGCAGACAGTGCTGGATCTCCAGGAGATGAATTTGGAGCATCAATGGCAATAAGTGATACTGCAACATACCTTTATGTTGGTGCACCCGGTGCCAACAAAGTGTATTGTTATGCATTAAATACCCCAAGAGAACAGACGACACAGAACATTCTAGGATCAACTGGAGTTGACACCTTTAATTTGAATTTTTCGGCCACTGATGCCAGTGACATTATTGTAACTGCACCACTAAGATCATCAGAATATCTTCCAGGTATAGATTACACTGTGGCTACTTCGCCGGATCGAATTATATTTACAGTTGCTCCAATCAGTGGCGAAAGAATAACAGTTCAGAAAAGAACTTATTTTTACAGTCTATTAGACACATTACCATTGCTGTCTGAATCTTCGGCGGGTAGTAAATTTGGATCATCTGTGGTGTGTAATAGTGACGGATCTACTATTGCAGTTGGCGCCAGTGGTGCCACTGTTGATGGGTTAGCCGATGCAGGTGCTGTGCATGTTTATCACAGAACAGTAACTGAATTTATCACAAACGGTATTACAAATACCTTCACTTTGCCAGATAATTTAGGTGCATTATTCTATGTTTATTACAACGGAGCACTGTTAACTAACGGCCCTGATTATTATATCATTGGTACAAACATAATACAATTTGCAGGATTTGATATACCTACAGCCGGAAATAACTTAAAGGTAGAAAGTAATCAATTCATACTGGATCAAACAATTTATCCGGAAACAATTGGAATTGCCGGCGGAGAATTTGGTACCAATCTAACCATGTGTAATAGTGGGTGTAACATTTATGTTTCAAGTCCTACTTATCAAGAAGCAAATTACAGATTTGGTCTAGTAACTAGATATCTTAATGTGGGTCGAGTATATGGGACGATCACAGGATCAGTACAGAATCCAACAGTGGCCGTTGGTGAAAGCATTGTGATTAACAATAAAGTGGTTACATTTACAGGAACCACATTGGCTGTGGTTGTGTCTAATATAAATGGAGCAAATATTCCTGGTGTAACAGCTTCAATAGTGGATAACAAATTAAAAATAGACAGCGACGTGGTTGTTATAGCAAATAAATTAAACATTGTGTCTGGGAACACCGGAACACCGTTGGCAGATCTTGGCTTAGAAGATTATCAGTATGTTCAAGTGATACAACATCCAGACATGTTAGGCGAAACTTTTGGCTCAACATTGAAAGTTGATCAAACCAGTGGTACTTTGGCAATTGGCAGCGATGGTGCTGACATGAGTATCTTGATCCACATTGATACTACATTGGCTGTACCTACAGTTTTTGACAGTGGTGGTACTAAATTTGTTGATCTGATCACAGACAGTGGTGCAGTTTATATCTACAATCTTATGGCCAATCCGTACGAGGATGTGGATAATCCTGCGTTGTTTACATTTACCCAAAAATTAACAGGCCCAAATTTAGATACAGGCTTTAATTTTGGTGCAGCTATAGATTTGAAATCTGATTATTTAATTGTTGGCGTGTCTAACGATTATGATTTAGTCACCGAGGGTGGTAGTTTATATTATTATTATAACCAAGACGCCAAATCGGGATGGACTCTGACTAGATACAAAGAGCCCAGAGTAGATATTGGTGCAGTGTCAAATGCGTTCCTGTACAATATTTCTTCTCAAAACATATTGGATTTTTTTGATTATCTAGACCCAGCAAAAGGCAAATTGCTGGGTGCAGTGGAACAAGAATTGGACTACAAGGAAGAATACGATCCTGCTAGCTATAATCAATCAACCAGAACAAACACAATCAATAACACCAATTTTTATTGGTCAGACAGGCATACTGGACGTACCTGGTGGGATTTGTCAGTGGTGAGTTTTATAGACTATGAACAAGACATTCTGCAGTACCGAGCTAAAAATTGGGGAAGTCTGTTTCCAGGTAGCCAGGTTATTATTTACGAATGGGTAGAAAGTGATTTTTTACCTAGCCAATATGTCAATTCAGTAGGTGACGGAATACCCAAGTATCCTGATGATACTGCTTACAGTTCGGTCACTGTAGTAGATCCAACTACCGGAATAATCAATCAAAAATATTACTACTGGGTATCAGGAAAAACAAATGTCAATGTAACACAGGCAAGACGTACATTAAGTGTGAAAGCTTTGGAATCGTATATTACAAGTCCCAAGGATCAAGGCATTCCTTATTTGGCATTGCTGGCTCCCAATTCTGTTGCAGTCTACAATATCAACGATCAGCTGATCGGCAATGACGTTGCAATACACATGGACGTTTCCGAAGTAAGAAATAGCAATTTGATACATAATGAATGGCAGTTAGTTCAGCAAAATGCCGGAGCAGAGTCTATTCCTAGTAGAGCCATTAACAAATTAAAAGACAGTATTGTGGGATTTGACAATAACGGGCTGATAGTGCCGGATCCTTTATTAACTGCACAGGATAAATTGGGTATACTTGACTTTCCTAGACAAACAATGGTAGTCAACAGAATAGCGGCACTGCGGGAGTATGTAGAGACATTAAACACAATTCTTGCTCAATATCCTATACTGTTAATTACTACACCTTCTTCGTTATTGTTGCAAGATCCACTGCCGGCATCTGGATTTGACACACAAACCAGTAGTGTTACTGATTTGGCTTATCTAGACACCGATGCATTTGCAAACGGTTATAAAATTTTAATTCCGTCTGATTCTGATTATCAAGGCAAATGGAGTATATATAGCTTTAATTCTATCAACGATACTTTTGAATTATTTAAATTACAAAGTTTCAAGACTGATTTATTCTGGAATCCTGTTGTTTGGTATGATACCACTTATCAAAACGGCAAAGAAATCAACTACACTGTGGACATTTACAGTGACATACAAGCACTGACTCCGGCAATTGGTGACTATATCAAAGTCCTTGATAGTGGTCAAGGTAAATGGTTACTGTACGAAGTACTTTCAGCTAGCTCATTGAGTTTGATTGGAGCCGAAGACGGAACCATGCAAGTCCGCAGCGAAGTATATGATGTAACTGTTGGTGCAGGATATGATAGTGCAGTATACGATTCTATAGGATTTGACCCGCAAGCAGTTCAAGAATTGCAAAATATTTATAATAGCGTGTATCAAGAAATGTTGATAGGTAATCTAAGCACTGAGTTTAATAGATTATTTTTAACAATAATAAACTTTATTTTTGCCGAGCAAAAAAATCCAGACTGGATATTTAAAACCAGTTTCATTGATGTTTATCATAATCTACGAACTCTTGAACAGTTTCCTAATTATGTTAGAGATAATCAAAGTTTCTATAATGATTATATACAAGAAGTAAAACCTTATAGAACACAAATTAGAGAATATGTGCCTAGCTATTATAGACAAGAATTGGCACAAGGTGATTGGACCGATTTTGATTTACCTAGCTCTTATGATTCTCGATACAAAACATTTAGAATTCCGGACATATCAGTTACATCCGATGCTGATTTATTTCAGACTGAATTGTACAGTGATTGGGCCAATAATTATAAATTCAAAATAACCGATTACATAATTGGTAATGTGGGATTGAATTATACATTGCCGCCCAATGTTGAAATAACTGGTGGTGGTGGTACAGGCGCCACTGCTATAACCACAATTGATGCAAACGGCAAAGTGTCTGGAATTACTGTGACCAATCCAGGCTCGGGTTACACTGTAACACCCAATGTGTTTATAAATGGAGATGGTGTCGGGGCAACAGCATATCCTCTACTGAAGAATGAATTTTACAATTCGCAAGCAAATTTAAGTTACAATTTAGTTAGAAGTATAGATACAGAAATTAAATTTGATAGATTCGCATATAGCAGCAACTTGGTAGTGTGGCAACCCAACACTGCTTATGCAAATACTGTGATAACTTCTGGAAACACTGTTGTGGATCCTGGTAACATATATGTAAGTTCGGGTAACATAGTGATTTATAATAATCAGGTATATCTTGCTGTAAATGCAAATGTTACCACAGACTCAATATTTGATTTTACTAGATTTTCAAGGGTCGACAGTGGTAATGTTTTACTAAATGCAGCAGATAGAATTTTAGCGTACTATACACCTGAAATAGGCATGCCAGGTAAATCACTTGCACAACTGATTAACGGAGTAGAATATCCAGGAATCAGAGTTGATGGCCCAGGATTTAGAGCCAATACATTTGAAGTCACTAGCAATGTTATTTCGTTTAATTACACTGGCCTCACAATGGACAGCGGCAATGTTGATGCATTTAATTTCCAAACGTTGGGATTTGAAATAAATCAAGGCATCAGAATTGAAGCATTGGTACCCTTTAACTTCCAAAACAACGGATATTTTACTATCATTAGTGTTGACCGCGATTCAATGACATTGACTGGACAACCCGTAGAGACAACATACAAATTGATGTTGGATGCTCCGATTACGGCGAATTCTGGTGATTATATTACTCAAGCAAATACATTAGCAAATGCGTATGTACTACAGTCAGTTACGAATTCTACTCAGGTGGATATAATATACTCAGTGCCAGAATTTGCAGTATCGTCGAATATTATTAGCATCAATGGCACAGTCACTGGATCTAATATTGCACAAATTACCACAGGCGGTAATGCTAATGTTATTATATCGTATCTTGATCTGCAGACTACATTGGATTCAAATATTTATAGTACCTATTTGGATACAGAATTAGGAACAAGACCACAAGACATAAACATCGTGGGCGGAGCTTATGTTGATGCCTATGTAAGTCATGCTCCGGAAGAATTATTACCTGGCAGAATTTATGATGCCATGGAAATAAATGTGTTTAGCAACACCGCGGGAAATACTGCAACTTACGGATACAGGGTTTTCCAGCCAATGAGTGCAAACATTGAATATACAAGAATAAGTGCCAATGCCACAACAACACTTTCTGCTAATTTAGAATTAACAGATGATGAAATCTTGGTAACAGATGTGACAAAATTACCAACACCAAGTCCTGATTTAGGAACTCCCGGCATAGTGTTTATCAATGGCGAACGAATCGTGTATTATCAAAAATACGATTTTGCTAAAATGTCAACTGCTATTGCCTGGACCGCAAATACACAGATACCTATAAACACTTTAATTGCTCTTAATAGCAATGTTTATTTGACCACCGGTAATGTATATGCAAATGCCAATGTGTATGTTAATTCTGCCAACATTCAATTGATTACAATAAATTCACTGAGACAACTACGTAGAGGTGTAGATGGCACAGGTGCCTCAAATATTGTACTTGCTGGTAATCTAGTGTCGGACAGCAGTCAAGCACAACTGATTCCAAATGCACAAATTTATAGTTCAGTAACAGTAAGTGGAAATCTTAAAGTTACTTCAAATGTAACTTATAAATTAATATTAAGTTCAACTGTTACTGCCAACATTGGTGATTATATCACACAATTTGCCAATACAGGTAATGCTAGAGTACTACAGAGTGTAACAAATGCAAATGTTGTTCCTGTTGATTTTGTTACTGGTACGTTCCGAACAGCAGCAAACATAGGTACACGAATAAATCTTGTTAGCTTAACTAGCGGGATTACAAACATAAATGCCAATGTTATTAGTTTGAATACATTGGGTTCTGTAAATTCAAACGGAAATGTTGTGCTATCAAGTGTATCGTTATTAAGAAGTAACATCTGGGAACAATTTGGTACAACCCTGCAAAACAGCACTACCATTGGAGCACAATTTATCAGAGCGGAGCCTAGTTATACACCATGAACTTAACCCAACTAAATAGTAATATGGATAAAAATATGGAAGATTTACAAGAAAATTCTATGGAAAAACAAACTAAACCCAACGAAACGGGCGGCATTCATGTGCAGGGACACATCAAAATTTTTGACCCTGAATCAGGTGAAGTCTATGTAGACAAACGAAATGCTATTCACTACGAAAATATAAGTGAAGCGATTGCCTACACTTTGGCCAACAAAGGACAATATTACATCTATGAGATGCATTTTGGTAATGGTGGTACCAGTGTTGACCCCACAGGTATTATCAATTATTTGCCGCCTAATGTAAACACCAGTAACAGTAATTTATACAATCCTACTTTTGCAAAAATCGTGGATAACACCAGCGCATTAAATGCTGATCCAACCCGAAACAAGATGGAAATCAGACATGTGCCCGGGCGTGTTTATACAGATATTGTTATCAGCTGCTTGTTAGATTATGGCGAACCCACTGGTCAGTCAGCATTTGATAACAGTACCAATTTGGAAGATACATACACGTTTGACGAATTGGGATTAAAAGCCAGAAGTACAGATGGCAGTTCTGGATTAACTACAACAGGTAAATTACTAACTCACGTGATTTTCCATCCAGTACAGAAAAGTTTAAATCGATTGATTCAAATTGATTACACTGTGAGAATTCAAACTTTAACCAATTTAAGTAGCATAGGATAATACAATGTCATATTTTGTAAATAAAACCGACGGAGCAGTTATTGTAGTACTAGATGGTACTAAAGATACTACTAGCACAAGTTTAACTTTGTTTGGGCGGTTAGTACAAAACTACGGTGATCAAACAAACGAAAATTTTGTTAGACTGCTAGAAAATTTCAGTTTTAACACAAGCCCGGCCAATCCCATAACTGGTCAACTTTGGTTTGACACAAACACAAACAATATCAAGGCATACACAACTGCCAATACATGGGTCACTGTGGGCAGTGTTATACAGGGCAATGTTGATATCAGTGGCAATTTAGAACTAGGTCCGTATGCGTTTGCTATCAAAGATCTTGACGGCAATGTTCAAATTACTAATAGTGTCAACAATGCTAACGTAAGTTTTTATACTAATACAGCAGGAGTCAGCACAAGAGTTTTACACTTAAACGGGCAAACAGGTTTAGTACAAGTAAATGCCAATGCTTCGAGCAGTTTTGGTGTAACAACAAAAATATATGTTGACAGCGAAATACAACGAGCAACCTCCACTGGAGACACCAATCTACTGGCCAATGTTGCCATTATCAATGCCAATTTGGTTGCCAGAATAAATGCAGAAAATAGCCTAAGAGCCAACATTACTGCTGCCAATGCACAAATAGCATTACGTGATACGATCACAAGAGTGAACAGTATTAATACGGCTATAGACACAGCACTAACTGCCAATGTTGATGCAATTTATTCTAACCTAGTAGCAAGACTCGATCAAACCACAGCAGTAAACACAGCCATGATTGCCAACGTAGCTGCTGCCAATGCTCGAGTTAATGGGGCAAATGTTAGTATAACAAATTTAAGCAACAGATTGGACAGTGTTAACACCGCAATTGGTGTTGCATTAACAACCAATTTGGCTACAAAAGCAGACACCGTAAGTCCCACATTAACAGGAGTGCCTACTGCACCAACGGCCACGTTTGGTGCAAATACCTTGCAAATTGCTACCACAGAATATGTCATGACAAGATCAACGTTTTGGGATGGTAGTAGAAAATTTGTTAGTACATCTGATCCCTCTGCTAGTGATGGTGCTAACGGTGATATTTGGTTCAAGTATATTCCATAACAATGACAACACGAGTAATTCAAAGAGAATTTGTCGTACAACCAGGTGATGATACATTACCGTCGGTGACTTTAGGATATGCTTGGTCCAGTTTTATGAACACGTATGCAGTCTGGCCCTCGGGCGCAGGCGATAGTGTGACCATAAGAAGAACTTTGAATTTACAAGCTGGGAACTATTATGTAACCGGCGCAGTTGACAATTATGGGTCAGTTAATATAAACGGACAGTACAATATATCTTTGTATAACTTTGGTGCAAATATATCAAGAACTTCAACAGGTAATAATACAGAAGTCTATCACCCAGGTGGTCCTATGACCATTACCATCAGTGCCACTAATACAGGCGGTCCCAGGGGTGTTGCAGTAACTATATCTGAATACAAACGAGATGCTACTCCTATATCAGCAGTTGACCAATTCAGATTTGGAACAGGAGCACAGTTCAGATATGGACCACCTTACGTTGGTGCTTTAGTTTGGAGCACTAGAAGTCCCGGCACAGCAACCGTTGCTAGATATCAAGTCACTATGCCATTCCGCGCCAACATCACAGCACATGTCTGGGGCGCAGGAGCAGGAGCAGGTGGGTTAGATGGGTCAGAGGGTGGTCGAGGAAGTCCAGGATTGTACAACACAAACTATTTTACAGTAGAACGAGACGACATTATTGAAGTATTTGTTGGTAGTGGTGGACAGCCAGCTACGCCGACTCGCGCAAGAGTTGGTAGCACTCCAGGTGGTGCCGGCGGTTTTTCGGTTGTGGATATAAATGGCGATACTACAAAATCATTTAATGGTGGTCGCGGCGGTAGCGCCGGGCCCGCAGGATGGTCTGGCGGCGGCGGTGGCGGTGGCGGTGCCAGTGGTGTATTAGTTAACGGAACTCCTGCTGTTGTAGCTGGCGGTGGCGGTGGTGGTGGCGGTGGTGGAGCTTTTACGCAACCGTATGCTGCAAGGCAACAAGGTGACATTACAAAAAATGCTATTGGTGCGTCTGGGACTGATTATCGTGGAGAATCAGGATCAAGTAAAGGTGTAAACGAAGGCAGCGGCGACGGTGGTGGTGCAGGAGGTGGCGGCGGTGGATACCCGGGCGGACAAGGTGGTGGTACTCCTGGTGGAGACATTCCCGGAGAAGCAGGGCAGTGTGGGGGTAATTATCCAATTTATGCAGCCTCCACTGGGACTAATAGCCCTTATTACAAAAGCGGATATGCTGGCGGTAGCAGCCCGCCAAATGGAACAGGACAAAATGGGCGGGTGTTTCTTTTAATTGAACCTATTTCGTTGGTTTCGGTTAAAGTATCAGATGAGTGGAAACAGGTACAAGAGGCATTTGTAAAAGTTAGTGGGACATGGAAAGACATTGATACAATCTACATAAAGGTAGATGATAGTTGGCGCGAGCTAAACGGAGTAGGTCAGGGGGATATTACACTCACTGGCAACACTCAGTCTTACGGCACATCAACAAGAAGCTATTCATAAGCTTTATAGAGCGATAATAAACGCATAAATAACAAAAGTTGGAGAATTTAAAAAATGGCATATAATATTACCTTAACTAATGGATCTGCATTAATTGCTGGCGGATTACCAGATGGTACAATTGATAGTACTAACAGCAGTTTAACCTTAGTTGGTAAAAACTACCCCGGATACGGATTATTTTTGAACCAAAATATGGTTCGATTGATGGAAAATTTTAGCAATAGTGCTGCCCCTACTGCCCCGTTACCTGGGCAACTTTGGTGGAACTCGGCTACAAAAAATTTATCAGTTAACACTGCTGCCACTAAGGGCACAGCCAGTGCTGCATTTAAAACTATCACCACAATGACGTTTTCTTCTAGTGCGCCTAACAACCCAGTATCTGGTGAACAATGGTACGATACCATTGGCGGACAGTTGAAAGTATGGGCAGGATCGTGGATCACTATTGGACCTGCAGCAACTACCGCAACAGGTAATTCGGGTGCAATACCGGATACCATTGCAGCTACTAGTCCAAGTGCAACGTATGTTGTGTTAAAATTTTTTATTGACAATGTATTAGTTGGTATCTGGAACAAAGAAGCTTCGTTTACAACAGCGGTAGCTGGATTTGCCACTGTTAATAGAGGACTGAATTTAAGCACTGCACTAAGTCAGGCATTTTATGGAAATGCCGACGTTGCAAATAACTTGTATGTTGGCGGGATAGCCGTTCCTGGTGCTAGCTTTTTACGAAGCGACACTTCGGGTACTGTAAATGGCTCGCTGTCATTGACCAATGACAGTGGATTGACATTTGGTGCTGCCGGAGATTTTATAGGATCGGTCAGCAGCGGTGTTGTAACTTTAAGAAATCAAACAAATAACAAAGATTTAATTTTAAGTTTAAGAACTGGTGGTGTACAAACTCCGTTTTTACGCGGTAACTATTTGACAGGACTGGCAGAAGCTTACAGCAATCCCACTTCCTCGTCACCTGCATTGACCTTAGCTACAAAAAATTATGTTGATACACAATTAGGCGGCGGTACTGGTACCAGTTCTTTTACTGCAAATATTACTCCCGGCGCTAATGTATTATACACATTGGGTAACACTACAAATCGTTGGAGCAATGTATTTTCTCAAAGCGCACTGGTTGGTAATGTGTTTGCAGCTAATGCCAATATCGCAACTGTTTATGTGTCTGGTTCCATATTGCCTACCTCAAATACCAGCGTAAACATAGGCAGTACTGGTATGTGGTTCAACACCTTTTATGGAGTATCAGTGCAAGCACAATATGCTGACTTGGCAGAAAGATTTGAAACTGATCAACCTTACAACCCGGGTACAGTTGTTGCGCTTGGCGGAGTTAAAGAAATTACTGCCGCTTCTGAAGAACTCAGTGAGGATGTATTTGGTGTTATAAGCACACGAGCTGCCTATTTAATGAATGGTGCAGCCGGTAGCGATGAAACACATCCGCCGGTCGCAGTTAATGGTCGTGTTCCTGTTAGAGTGATTGGTCAAATACGTAAAGGTGATAGACTAGTTAGTGCTGGAGCCGGATTGGCTAGAGCTGGAGCCAAGCACGAATTAAGTGCATTCAACGTAATTGGAAGAAGCTTACAAGATAAAACAGACACAGGTGAAGGAACAATTGAAGCCATAGTCAAATTAAATAGTTAATAGGAATAAACAAATATGTCATACGCACAGGGTAGTTTAATTGAAGCAACTGATTATAATAATATAATTGGAGCCAATACCAGTAGTAATCCAAGTACGTTTCATGCGGTATGGGCATGGGGAAACGGTAGTAGAGGCTATGGACAAACTACTATCAGTAATGTTTCTATTGCAGGAACTGTAACTGCGACTCAATGGGCCACTTTAGTTAACAATGTCAACAGTGCAAACATACATATCCGCAATACCGGTTCGGGACTTACAGCCAACACCGCAGGTCAAACCATTGGGTTTTCAGCTGGGCTTCCTGTAACAATTACACTATTAAATCAAGACAGATTATTGTTTGCCACCAACTCAGCGGTGGTAGTCAACCAAAACAGTTTAACAGCATACAGCGCATGGACCAGTGCCAATACAGCTAGCACATTGACTAGAAGCTTTGGTGCCAATGTGGCCTTTGAAAGTCCAGATCGAGCAAGATTTTTCTTTAATGCCGGCGGTACATTGAAGTTTAATGTCAGTTGTGTAAATGGTGGTGGAGCCGGATCTAGATCTGAGGCAGTAACCAATTTGTTTGATAATTTAGGTGGTGTAGCAACATTTGGTGCAAACATAAATGGCGGAAGAACCGGTACTGGCGGTACACTGGGAACCAATGATATAGACAAGGGATATTATTCGGCTACAATAGCCAATATTACTATAGTTGCAGTAACCAGTACAACAACCAATTATACTACAGATACAGCAACAATCACATATAGAACAAACGGTACGCAAGGTCAACACAATGACAACGGCACTATCATAAGTTTATGGTGTAACATATCCTCAACTTCTGGTGGCAATAGCGGCGGCCAATTTGATGATTCGTTAAATGTAACACCAACTGTTACGATTGATGTTTCCTATCCAGAAACAACCAATTTGGCAAATACCTGGGGTGCAGTAACAGTTACTCGCCAAGGTTCCTAAAAAAGTCTTTACATTTTAATACTGATTAGTGTATAATAGCACTAACCAGTACCTACATTTAAATTATTATGAATAGCATTGATGATATTGTAACCGAAGTGCGGCGAGCCACGGATTTTCAAATTAACAAGCAGATTTTGCGAGAAAAAATTCAAACAGATCTGCATATGACACATAACGGGGGGATGTTCAAGATCACTCCGGAACTGTTGGCATTTGTAAAAACATGGCCCGTAGATGAACTTTATTTAGAGGATGTGTACGAAAATCCCATTCAAATTGATCAACAGGTGTTTCTAGTAACTGCACAACAACATTATCAAATTGTAATGAACACATGGCACAATGAGTATGAAGAACTCAAAAAAATTAGAAAAATCTAGAGGAATTGTAGCGTTTGCTTACAATGTTGACACTATTGATTATGTTTCAATAGCTCACAATTCTTTACAATTGGCTAGCAAAAAACTTGGATTGCCGTACACTCTAATTACGGACAGTGAATTACAAAATGATCTTTTTACGATGCGACATGATATTGATTCAGGCGAATTTATTAAATGGCGTAATGTAGGCAGGCATCATGCATACGAGTTGAGTCCATACAACGAAACTTTGGTAATTGACGTGGATTATTTGATATTAGACAATAATCTAAACAAAATTTTTAACATTGAATGGGATTACTTGTTGGCACGTGATAGCCGAGCATTGACTATTACATGGCCTGACCAGATGGGCAATACCAGTTTACCTTATGTATGGGCCACAGTATTTGCTTTTAGAAAAACAGACAGAGCTAAAATGTTTTTTGATCTAGTGGGCAGAATTCAAAGAAATTATTCTTATTACCGAGCATTGTTTAATATTGACAATCGCAATTTTAGAAATGACTTTGCATTTGCAATAGCTGATGTGATTCTAAACGGGTACACACTAGATAAAAAATCTATTCCAGGAAGTGTAATAGCTGTAGATCAGTCAATTGATACCATAAACATAATTGAAGGAAAGATTGTTATCAAAGATAAAAACAAATCTTACGTATTACCGCACACAAATTTACATGTAATGAGCAAAGCTTATTTACAAAGCAATAACTTTAAAAATTTTGTCAGTCAAATAATCAATGAACCATAAAGCACAATTGGGATTTTTAACTGTGGCCTGTAATACAGAGCAGACTGATTATTTACATTTGGCTTATGTACAGGCTTTAAATGTCAAACGAACACAAAAGAACAATCAATTTGCAGTTGTGGTTGACAAAAATACATTGGAAAAAATAACAGATCAACATAAAAAAACATTTGACTATATCATTGAGGCACCCGAACACACATTTGGACCATACGGTACAGAAGCATTCGTATTTGATTTAACTCCATTCAAGGAAACAATTAAATTAGAAAGCGATTTAGTATTCACAAGGAGCATTGACCATTGGATACATGTATTTAGATTGAGAGACATGGTACTAAGTACCGGCTGCAGAAATTACAAACAACAAATTGCTACCAGTAGAAAATATAGAAAAACATTTGATGATAACAGTTTGCCTGATGTTTATAACGGGCTCATGTATTTTAGATTCACCAAAACAGCGCGAGATTTTTTTGACACAGCAAAAAAAATATACAGCAGTTGGAACAGTATTATTGATGTTTTAAAAAATTGTAGAGAGACTGTACCCAGCACTGATATAGTTTTTGCATTAGCAGCTAGAATAGTAGGCGAAGAACTTTGTACGTTACCCAGTGCAGACTTTGTAAATTTTGTACATATGAAATCTGCTATCAATAGATTTGACGAAGGCCTGTCATTTGATGAAGTGTTTGTTACTGAAATTGATCAAGGTATGATACGTATCAACAACATAAATCAATTGCATCCGTTACACTATTACAATAAAAATTTTGTCAAACAGCTAGCAGAGTATTATGAACAATGACCTATGGGACGAAGTTGTTAAGTTAGTAGCAGATTATGATGCTGCCAGGACTGCAATTACAAAAGAATACAGATTGTATTACAACACAGATGGTACCATTGTTAGTCTATGGGAAAGTGATCATCCCGAAGGTAACAATTATATTGTATTAGACAATCCAGGTGTATTTTATCATACAAATACCATGTTGTTACGAGTTCGTGATAAAAAGTTAATAGTGCTTGATCCTCGCGCACCAACACGAACAAGATTAAAAAAATCAATAGTGGGATTTCCAGTTGTGAAAAATAACTCGGCATTAATTTTAGAAGCCAATGAAACATATACTGAAGTTGAATATTATGACCGAACAAATAATTGATATTGCAGATTTAGATTGCGTTTTCTTAACTTATGATGAACCTAAAAAAGAAGAGTTTTGGATCCGGATTCAAAACATGGTGCCGTGGGCAAAGAGAGTTGATGGAGTTAAAGGATCGGATTCGGCGCATAAGGCAGCAGCGGCAGCGTCGTCCACAGAACGATTTGTTCTTATTGATGGTGATAATATACCCGACCCTGAGTTTTTTAATTTACAATTATCACTTGACGAAACGAATCATGACCACGTTTTTAGATGGAAGGCACGTAACGTTATTAATGGACTAATGTATGGCAACGGTGGTATGAGTTGCTGGACTCAAGACTTTGTCAATAACATGCGTACACATGAAGCCAGTCGAGGTGATGAAGAAACTGCTGTGGAGTTTTGTTTTGATCCAAAATACACAGCCATGCACAACTGCTACAGCACTACATACCCAAATGGTAGTGCTAAACAAGCATGGAGAGCAGGATTTAGAGAAGGTGTCAAGATGTGCCTTAATAGAGGGCACAAACCCTCACTAGCAGAGTTTGAGCAAGGTGTGTATAAAAGAAACTATGATCACTTGTGTATCTGGCACAGTGTAGGTGCAGATGTAGAGAATGGTTATTGGGCCATGTATGGTGCACGATTGGGTACATTTATGATTATGTTAGAAGGATGGGATCACCACCAAGTACAAGACTTTGACATGCTTGAAAACTTATGGTCTATGTTTAATAAAGAAGATCCCCAAGAAGGCTGCGAAAGAATAGAGAACGCTTTAAAGAACAGACTAGGACTACCTATTGTCACATATACACCTGAACAAAGTCAATTCTTCAAACATCACTACACTACAGGACAACGCAACAGTGAAATCATGATGACAGAGTTATCTGTTATTAGGAGACAAGAAGGATGGTAAATTTATATCTGGATGGCTGTAGTTTTACCCACGGCGTGGGAATTGACATAACAGATAGATTAGCACACTTGTTCGAGCAGGCTGGATACAATGTTTTAAACTTTTCACGACCCGGAAAAAGTAACATAGCAATAGCTCAAGATACATATAATAATTCTAATAATGCAGATGTTTTTGTTTTAGGTTTTACTTTTTCACAACGATTTCATTGTAAATTTGGCGAATATGACATTGATTTATTACCGTCAAATGTTGCTTGGCCAATAGAGACAGAAAAAATGCAAGGTACTGAAATAGAAAATATTTTAAATTCTTTGCATAAAAACTTTTATCTACTGTTTGACATAAACCATTGGAATAGCACGTCAGACATGTTGATTGATAACACATTAGATTCTTTAAAATTTAAAAATAAAAAAGTTTTTGCTTTTTCTTGGCAGCAGAGAAGTACTCAAAATAAACTAGTATATCCACTGATAACCGACAGATTAAAAGATGGTCACTTGAATAATAAAGGAACAAAAAAATTATTTGATTTAATACAAAACAATCTAGGTAATCCATGACTAAGAGTAATTTCATGTCAGCAGCAGAAGAAATGAAGGACAAACTAGGTCCCAGTCTCTGCTTGGCCAAGTGGCAACAGGTAAGTTTACATTTACCTACCGGATTAACAAACAGTTGCTATCATCCGCCCTTGCACGAAATAGATGCCACACTATTAAAAGACAATCCAGGTGCATTACATAACACACCTTATAAAAAAGCGCAACGTGTAATTATGTTAAAGCAAGAACGCCCGTCAGAATGTAGTTACTGTTGGACACAAGAAGATTTGGGCAATTTAAGTGATAGGCATTATCGTTCAGGTGAGCCGTGGGCCGCCGAACACTTTGAGGAGATTGCGAATGCAACAGGCGACGAGGACCCTGTTCCTTCCTATGTGGAAGTCAATTTTAATCATGCTTGCAATCTTAAGTGCTCCTATTGTAGTCCTCAGTTTAGTAGTAGCTGGGATGATGAAGTGGGACGTTTTGGAGGATATCCCACTAGCACTGTTCATAACGATCCTTCCCATTTTAGCGGTCGCAGACGACCTATCCCTGTTCGAGAGGATAACCCTTATGTTGATGCATTCTGGGAATGGTGGCCTAGCCTATATCCCAAACTAAAACATTTTCGTATGACTGGCGGCGAACCCTTGATGGACCGGAACACGTACCGAGTATTTGATTATGTGCTGGCCTTGCCCAATCCAGAGTTACATATTGATGTTACCAGTAACTTTAGCGTAGAAGAAGCACTGTGGGAAAAGTATCTTGGATACACACAACGCCTGTGTACAACCAACATAGAACACTTTATGCAATATGTCAGTTTGGATTCCGGTGATCCGGCTCATGCACGATATATTAGACACGGATTAGACTTCTGGCGAGTTATTAGACGCACAGAAGAATTCTTATCCAAAGTACCTGAACGTAATAGTTTAACATTCATTATCACAATGAGTAATTTAAACATTTTGGGATTACGGAAACTATTGGAACATGTATTAGACTTGCGAGACATGCACAGCCATACCTATCAACGTGTTTGGTTTGATACTCCACTACTACGTCAACCCACATGGCAAAGTTTACAAATACTACCTGCAGTATATGCAAATAGACTACAGGATGTTGTGGATTGGATGAATGCCAATCTAGAAACTGCAGAACGTCCATTTCACGGATTCAAAGATTACGAAGTACAAAGATTGCAACGTGTAGTGGATTGGATGCAAGAAGGTCGTAAATTACAACCAGAGTATGTTAAACTACAACGTGCTGATTTTTATAGATTCTTTAATGAGCACGACAAACGTAGGAAAACAGATTTTATAAACACATTTCCGGAGATGCGAGAGTTCTGGGAGGAATGTAGATATCATGCCCAACAGTAACACATTTTGCCCATTGCCATTTTTTCAAGTGGTAGTAAGAACTGACGGAACAATGAGTCCATGTTGTGCAATGAGGGGAACTGCTATTGCAAATATTAAAAATTCCAATATATTGGAATTTTGGGAAAGTGACGCCTTAAAAAAAATCAAAGACCAAATGATAAATGGCACTGACAAAATTGATGGTTGCAAAGAGTGTTATCACGATGAGAGATTGATTGGGCAATCAATGAGAACCAGTGCATTACAAAAATACAAGTTTCTAAACGATCGCATGTACTCAAAATTAATTGACCATTATGGATACTTAAATAAAAAAGCACCAAGTTGGTTAGAGATGCATTTGGGTAATACTTGTAATCTCAAATGCCTTATATGTCGTCCAGAAGATAGTTCGATGTTTTTGCAAGAAAATCGTGTAATTGGAATAAGCAAACACAATCAGTCTGATTACACATTAAATAAAGACACAGTTGATTTCAATATCGATTTGATAATAGACCACCTGGACGTATTGGATTTACGAGGTGGGGAAAGTTTACTTGTTCCGGCAATTAAACAAAAATTAAAAGAAATTTCTCCTACAAAATGTGCAAATAAAACATTAAGAATACAAACCAACGGTACAATTTTAGACGATATCTGGAAAACTATTTTCAATAAGTTTCGATCTGTGGAAATTATGTTATCAATAGATGCATACGGCGATGATAATTTCTATATACGATACCCAGCTGACTGGAACACCATAGAGAAAAATGTTGATTATTTTATCAGCGCAGGACATGAACTATCTATTAACTGTACTGTAAGTAATCTTAACTTTTTGTTATTAGACAAGTTACTGGCCTGGGTAACCAAAAAGAAAATTTATTTTCATTACGCACTGTTAAAAAATCCAGATTACTATCATTTTTCTAATTTGCCAGAGACAGTAATAGATAATGCCAAAAAAAAATTAGCACTATGGGTAACATTATATCCATCACTGACAGGTTTACTTTCAGTTGTTTCAACTACAGATAATTGGAATACATTTTGCGAAATGATTAACAAACGAGATTTATACAGAAAAAATAGCATTTTCAAAATTTTACCACAACTAAAAGAATATTGGAATGCCTAAAATAAACAATGAAACAGATTTAGAATACAAACACAGAGTGATCGACATCAAGTCAGAATCATTCTGCGGCGCAAAATGGTACAACGCAACCATATGGCTAGGATCAGGTATGACTACCAGTTGTCATCATCCGTTGCCACATAAAGTAAGTGTTGAAGAAGTCAAAGCAAATCCCAAGGCATTACATAATACACCCAAAAAGAAGTCAGAACGACTAATGATGCAAACAG